GGGGCCGGGGGGGGGGGGGGGGGGGGGGGCGGGGCCCCCCCCCCCGCGGCCCCCCCACGGGACCAGGCGGCGCAGGGCGCGCGGGTGCTTGTGGTGCTGGGCTGGCTGGCACTGGCCCAGGCGTCGCACCCCGCGTTGTCACGCCCAACGAGCGCGCAAGCTGATCAATCTCGTCTCCCTGGGATGCTTGGGCATACTGCGGGACACGGGCCAGCACTTTGTCCGCGTAGCCGGGATCGCTGCCCCCGTTGTAGCGTTGGAGCGCCTGGCGTGTATCGCCACGGCTCTGGGTGAGGAGATCCCGGAAATAGCGCAGTCCTGCCTCGGTACTCACGTCAGGATTCATCCGGTGCTGTGGACCCTGGCCATACTGCGCGCCCGTGGCCTTCGTGACCTGGGCCAACCCAACCACCCCTGTAGGGCTTTCCGCCAGGGGGTCAAAGTCCGATTCTTGATGGACAAGGGCCAACGCCAGGGGCACAGGCACGCCGAGGGCTTCGGCTTTGCTCTGCACCAGGGCTTGAAGTTTCGCCCTGGTCCAGAGCGGACCCGCCGTCCTGGTCAAGTCCTGCGCCAAGGCGTCGATGGCATCCGGCATTACTGCACCACTTTCTTGCTGGCGTCAATTTTGGCACGCCATTCAGCCTCAGTGCCCCCGTACCGCTCCATAAGTTGCTGGATATGGGCCGGGGTAATAGGATTGTCGGGCGTACCGAGGACCGGGGCCTGCTGGCCTTGACCCTGGGTGCCTGCAAATTGCTCTTGATAGGCGCGTTCCCGGAGTTGCTTGCGCTCCGCCAGGGTGGTCTTGAGCCGTTCCAGGCTCCGCAGAAATTGCTCTTTACTCTGGCGCTGATTGAGATTCCCCAGAGCCGCTTGCAACAGGCGATGCTCGGCTTCTGTCACCTGGCCCAGCGTTGAGCCGCTGGCTTTGAGCGACTGCAACTCATCCAGGCCGACATGGGTCCTGATCGTGTCCAGGAGGAGGTTGACATCGCTGGCCGTGGTGTCGCCGGTATTTTTCAGCCAATCGCCCCAGAACCCTGTAGCCGGGATTTGGGCTTGATTAATCAAGGTCATCACATGGTCAATATCTTGCGCCACTAACTTGTGTTTCTGGTCAATGTTGGCCATGATTGCCCTGGCCTCACGCGCCTTCTGGGGTAACTCCCCTTGATACTTGCCTTGCACGCCACCCTTCTCGCGTAACCGGGCCGCATCTTCTACGTTCTTGGGGACTTCTGCCACCAAGGCCCCCCCAGGACGATTGCGAAGCTGGGTGCTCGTCAACGTGTCCACTTGCTGCGTCGGCAACTGAATCTGGAGCCCTGGCTCCATCTTCGACCGCACCAGTTCGCCCGCCTGCGTCGGCTGCATGGGCACAATGTTGCCCTGCGCATCTTTGGCATAGACGAGGTTCAGCCCGGCATGCACTTGCTGTGCCCGCATTTTCGCCTGCTGCATGCGCTTGAGCAGGGCATCAATCGCGGCGGGGTCATAGGTCTCCGGCAACATGGTGGCGAGCGGTGCGGTGCCCGGTTCTTGCTGCAGCCGTTGCCGGAGCGCCTGGTAGGAGGCTTCATCCTGGGGAATCGCTACGGTGCGCTGGAAAAAGTCGATGCCATCATCCATCTGTTTCAGGCGCAGCATCTCGTCTTGCCGCTTGGCAAGGGCCTGGGCACGCTCGTTGGCGTCCTGCTGCTGATACGCTTGGACGTAGGGCAGCGCTTCGCTCCCCCCTACGGCCAGCATCTGGTCGAGAGGCGGGCGGCGTGGCGCGAGACCAGGGAGAGGCGGGGCCACAGCGCCACGCCCCCCGAGAGGCGTTTGGGTGAGAGGTCCAGCGGCTGCCTGGGGATTGAGTGGGGAGATCATCTCTTGCTGCGCTCCAGAGCTCCCCAACGGACCATTGCCAACTCCTCCCGCATACTGCTGCATGAGCCCCTGGAGCGCTTGTTCACGCGCCAGCTTCAAACGGACGTGCTGCGCCTGTTCATCCCGTAACGCCTGCATCTGTTGTTGCTCACGGAGTTGTCCCGCAGCCAGCATGGTCCGTACCAGGTCCGGCGGCTGTATCACGGGGGCCTGGCTTGCGAGACTGAGGCGAGGGTCAAGTGGCATTACGTGCGCCTTTGCAACAGACTGTTGAGGAGTTGCATCTGGAGATAACTATTGGCCGCATTCCCCACCCCGCTTAAGCCCTGGGTCAGGGCATTGCTGGCACCCACCTGGCCAGCAGCCTGGCTCGCCCCCGCGCCCGTGATATTGCCCGCGAGTTGCTGTGCCAGATTGGCTGAGAGTCCGGCCTGTTGGCTCTGCGCACCACTGCCAAGCCCGGCAATCCGTCCTAAGAGGTCCGTCTGCTGGTTGCGTAAGGCCAGTTGCGTATTGAGGTTCGTCTGATACCCTGAGAGCGCCCGTGCCGCTTCGTCGGCATTCTGCTGGTAGGCCCGCCCATACTGGAGTTGGTTGCCTTGCAAGCCCCGTTCATAGCCCAGCTGGTTTTGCGTCAGGGCGCGGTTATAGTCGAGCTGATTGCCCGTCAGCGCTCGGTCATAGGTCATCTGGTTTTGGGCCAGACGGCGATTGTAGTCCAGTTGATTGCCGGTCAGGGCTCGCTCATAGCCCATCTGGTTACCCTGCAACTCCCGGGCATAGCGCAGTTGATTCTCCCCCAAGGCCCGGTTGTACGTCGTCTCATTGCCGTATTGCGCCCGTTGCCAGTCCATCACGTTTTTATCGCGGGAGCGCCCATAGAGATCCTGATTCTCTTGCAACGCCCGCCCATACGCGAGCTGGTTTTGGCCCAGGGCCCGGTTGTAGGCAGCGCCGTACTCCTGGCTCGCCAACCCCTGGCCGTAGCGCTGCGCCGCTTTCAGTGCCCCCCCACTCATCAAGCCGCCTTTGGCTGCCGATTGCGCGTTGAGGGCCTTCATGCCCTGCTCAAGCCGAAACTGATAGCCGGGATCGTCATTGAGGACTTGTTGCCCACTGGGCGGCGCAAAGCGGTACTGGTCTGCCGACACGGGCGCGTTGGGAGTAAAGGCATATTGGGTAGGGTCCAGCGGCGCATTCGGCGCATTAAACCGCAGATACTCCGGGTGAAAGGCATAAAGATTGGGGTCAAACGTCGCGCCGGGATCAAACTGGTAGGCCGAAGGGTTAAACCGTAACGCCGAGGCATCAAAAGCGTAGGCGTTGGGGTCAAAGCCATAGGGGGCAGCCTGGAGTGTCGGCGTGGGCGTATACGCCCCATATGGCAGGGGTTGATCCGCCATCGTGCCGAGTTGGCCCAGCGCCGCATAGCCCGCGCCCAGGTACGGCATCATGTCGGCGCGTTGCTGGTTGTACAGGGCCAGAAGCTGGTCATTGGCCGCTTGCGCCGCCCCTACTTGGGTCTGAGCGGCGTCTTTGGCCGCATTGCCCGCCAGGATACCCCCGAGGAGGGAGGAGCCTGCACTCACCGCAGGGCCGGCAATCGCGGCATAGGGTCCTAGTGCCCCGAGACCTCCGAGCAGTCCTCCGCCCGCTGCAGCGGCAGCCGGGATACCACCCGCACCCGCCATGGCCGGGGCGGCACTGCCCGCCCCGACCGCGCCCCCTGCTGTCAGGAGTTCCGGCGCCCCCGCAGCCAGACCATACGCACCTGCCCCCCCAGCGGCGGCTTCGCCTACGCCTGTCGCGGCAATGCCCCCAGCCGCCGCTTCAGCCGCCGCGGGCGCAAACGCCCCGAGTGCCGCAGAGCCGCCGACGAAGGCGCCCAGGCCCATCAAGGCATTGGTGAACTGATCGCCCCAGGGACTATAGGTGTCATAGCTGTTGCCCGCATAGTACATATTGTCGAGCATCATCTGGATTTGTGGGTCAGACTGGTCCAGATACGGGGCCAGGCGTGCATACCCCAGGCTGTGCTGCAGCCATTCCATCGGCCCCACATCCGGGTTGCCAATGGCATCGCCGCCATAGACATTATAGGGCCGTGGGCCAGGCGCGCCCTGGGCATTCGCCGTCAAGACCGCCTTAATGTACTCGTTCCAATTCGCGTAGCCTTGCGGGATATCAGGAAACGATGGTTCAAACGCCTGGGGGTTGACGGTACGCCAATCCATTTGTTCGGGATAGGGCTCGGTGCGCCAGGTGCCTGCCATGTCTCTCTCCTACGGGGAACCAGTGACTTGCCGCCCACTGGCGCGCACCGTCACGACCGTATTGGCGGATGCGGACATCCGCAACGTCTCGCCGACTTCGAGCGTATGGCCCACCAGTTCCGCAAAATGATAGGAGGCGTTGGCGCCAATCGAGACCGCCGACACCAGCTTCGTCGTGTTATCCGCTGACCCACCAGACGGCACCAGATAGGCGTCCACGGTACGGCTCGAGCTATCCAGATTCGTGGCCGTGATCTTATCCAGGATCACCTTGTTCCCGGCTGTCAGGAGCGTCGAGACCGTCGTGGACAGTTGCACCGGGGCAAAGAGCCGGGCCGGACTGGAGGTCAGTGCCATTTACGCACCTTCTTTACTAGAAGCGGTACGTCGTCTCTGGTATACTTTCACATCGGTTACGGCTAGCCTTCGCGAGGCGAAAACAGGCACCCTACCTGCTGCCGTAGCTCTCTCACGAGGGACCACACAGGGAGTGGAACTATGCCCCGCCGTCTCAATCTCATCGATCACGTTTTTGGTAGACTCACAGTACGAACTGAAGCGCCGAAAGATACACGCGGGAACCGTAAGTATGCGTGCGTCTGCACCTGCGGGAATACGGTTGTTGTCTATGGTAGCAACCTGCGGAGAGGAAATACGCAAAGCTGTGGCTGTTTGAATCGCGAAGTCGTCACGACACATGGGCATGCGAGCAATGGACGCAATACGCCAGAGTACAGCTCGTGGAGTGCCATGATGGCGCGCTGTTATAATGCACACAACCAAGCATTTGCGTCCTATGGTGGTCGTGGTATTGTCGTTGCAGAACGCTGGCATACGTTTGCACACTTTCTTGCGGACATGGGACCACGCCCGCTGGGTCATACATTGGATCGCTATCCCGACAACAATGGTCCCTATGCTCCTGACAATTGCCGGTGGGCCACGATGCGCACGCAAAGCAGAAATCGGCGCAACAATACCTTGGTGACGATTGGCGAGATCACGATGCCGGTGAGTGCTTGGGCAGAGGCTCATGGCATGGATCGCGCCACGTTGCTGTATCGAGTGCATACCCACTGGCCGCTTGATCATCTCTTTGATCCACCTCTTAAAGGACGCCAGAAACGCCCGCACTAGCCTGGGTCATAAAGGCTCCACGCCAAAAGCCCCCATCGGCATGCCCATGCCCACGGGACCCACATCGGGAGACGTTGGGATAAGTGCGGCGTCAAAGGATGGCGGTCCATACCCAAAGTCACTGGTAATCGCGGTCACGTTCTGCGTAATCTGCACAATGGTTTGACTGTTGATGTTGTGTTCACCTACGAGCTGCGAGAAAAACCGCTGCGTCACCTGACTCCACTGCCCACTGGCCAGATCGGCTTGCAGCACCGTCATCATATTTTGCGTGAGCGGTAACGCCATCGCCGTCTCCTACGCTTGCAATACGGTATAGTCGCTCACGGCCCCGAGGATCACCCGTTTCACTGGCGATGTGATGCGCACCGCCAGGCGTCGATCATACGCGGACCCAAGCTGGCGCCATTCCACCTGCGTGCGCACCGCCCCGAGAGGCCCCAGGGGCATGGGCCGTTCCACCGGCCAGGTCGCACCCCCATCATTGGAGAGCCGCAGCACAATCTGCGGATCTTCGCCGGGCTCAACCCCGCCATCCAACCCCACGCCGACGTCACAATCCAGTTGTAGCCGCTCATGCCGAATCCGGCTGAGGCCCTGGGCGTCAAAAAAGGGCGGCAGCACGGCCTCAAACACGAGGGGATCGCCCGCGTTGGTATACGTGCCCTGGTCGAGGCTATAAATGCGCCCATCGGCGTAATCGCCTACCAAATGCTTGCCAAACGCGAATGTGTAGCAGTTCGCCCGGTGGCGTCCAAGCTGCCCCGTGGCCGGATCGAGCGCGGCCCGTTCATGCCAGAGGCCCGTGGTGGTGTCATACACCCAGGTCATGTTGCCACTAGGGAGCGTCAGCCAGTAAAACAGATGCCCACCCTGTTGCTGGCTCCAGCCAATGGCATCACTGAGCGTTGGGGCCCGCTCCAGCGCGACTTCCACCGCATGCGTGGAAATGCGTTGCGGGGTATAGCCCTGCGCCTGCATCACCATCCCCTGGCCTTCCAGATTGCGCGCGAGCCAGCAGACCGTTTCGCCCACCCGTGCTGGCGCAAAGGGGGCGGCGCTGCCCTGGTGGATAAAGACGCCCTGATTGCGTTGAAACGGGGTATCGGGATCACCCGTATCAAAAAAGACTTCCGTACTCGCCACGCCAAAGCACCAGAGTTCGCGGTGCACTACCAGGAGACTCACGAGGGCATCCGGGGAGCCTTCCGCCGAGGTAAAGCTCAAGGGGTCCACATCGACGCTGAGCAGGTCGGTCCAGCCAAATTGCTGGGTGCCCACCTGATCGAAGAGAAAATAGTTGTCGAGGATGCCAAGCTGGCTTGCGACGGGCATATCCAGGTCTGGCACGACCGAAAAGACATTGGTTGCCAGCGTGAGGACATAGGCGCGGACCCCATCCACCAGCAGCATCTGCAGCCCGTTATCGCGCATGCTCACCGGCCCGGCAAAACTGGTCAGCACCCCGAGGAGCAGCTGCGACCCATCGGCAAACAACTCGAACACCCCATTGCCGCAGACCACGAAGAGTCGCCCATTCGAGGCGGTATAGAGACTGCGGACCCCGCCCGAACCAAACACGCGAGCAAACACCGTCAGGCCCGGTGCGCCGTACAACGCCAGGGCCGTCTTCCCTTGCTGCGAGGCTTCGACTTCGGCGTAGCCATTGACCATGCGTAAGCCACTCACCCGGCTCGACCGTGCCGTTGCGGATTGGCCAATCCAGGCGACACGCGCCATCCTAGAACCCTCCACTGAGCCATTCGCGGGAGAAGCTATAGAGACTGCCTGAGCCCGCCATGCTACCACCCATCGGGATATCCGTCTGCATACGCGGCACACGAATGTTCAGCGTCTGGACTTTGCTCTTACTTTCCATCGCCCCCGCCACAAGGTCATCCCGCCCGGCCAGCACGCCGGGATATTCCGAGGCGAGATCCAGCGCCAGGTTGTATTCCAGCATGCGCAGGTAGCCTGGCGCCAGCACCAGCACCGTATCCAGGGTCTGCTCGGTGCTCCAGGGATGCCACAGGTAGCAGACCATCTGGCCATTCCCGGTCGGCGTGGGGGAGACATAGACCGTCCCGAGCGGCACACTGGGCTCATAGAACACGGCACAGGGCAGCGTCCCTGCGACGGGCACGGCCCGGAGGGCTTGGTAGTCGGCATGATCCTGGAGCAACGTCACCGGCAATTCCGTCTGTGTGGAGGGCTCAACGTACCATACCGCTTCAAGCCGCACGGGGCGGGGTGTCCCGGCCCCATACAGCGGTGTCGTATTCCAGGTACCCCCCGGACCCAGGGTGTACGACGCCGTGTTGCCCACCAGACCAAACACCTGGCGGTCAATCACATAGACCAGGAGTTGTTCGGTAGCCCAGCCATCCAGGAGGGAGTTGAGCACCCGCAGCGCGCCCATGGCCTGGGATGCCGAGGGCGTTTCGCCTTCGCTCAGGATGCCGAGCTTGAGCAGCGCGGTCGTGACCAGATCACGCACCGTCATCGTGATCGTCCTCCCATTGCAGTCGGTACCGGCCACAGGCACACCAGGCTGCACCCCGGGCCGTGTAGCACACGCGCGCCTCAAGACAATGCTTGAACCAGACCACATGCCCCAGGACCTGCAGTGGCACCCTAGCGTCCCCCAGGATCCGTCAGTTCCGTGCCCCAGACCGTATCATTCCCCCAGCCGTGTTCGCCGTAATGCACGAGGCGTACCGCCCTGGTGGCAGCCACAGAGACCCCGAGCCCCGCCAGTTGCAACGAAAAATCCCAGTCTTCCGGCATATTACACGCCTCGAATGCGTCACCGACTTGACGAATCATATCAATGAACTTAAAGGCCACCTGTTCCACCCAGGGCTCCGTAAACGCGCAGATCCAGCACCCGGTATTGACCATGAGTGGCCCAGCACCGTACTTGGCCAGATCGGCGGCCGTGAACGTCTGCGGCAGCAGGAACACTTCCGCCATGCTCAACCGCCGCACCGTCCCGCCTGGGCCATCCCAGAGCCCGGTCGAGGTTAGACCCCGCGTATCCTTCAGCGGCACGACTGCCGACAGCACTTGCACATCTGCGGCCTGCTGCTCATGCAGCAAGACATCGAGCCAGCCAGGCTCTGGGGCCACATCGCTATGCAGCATGGCAAAATGCGTCCAGCCATGCGAGCCGCGCGTGTTCAGCGCCTCACACCACAGCTTGTTAAAGTTGTGGGGCAAGCGACTATCTTGCCCCCGCGACAGGACCACCGGCACGGTGTGTGAGCCCTGCATCACCGCCAGCGCCGACTCAAAACTGACCTGCCCATAATGCGGATAGGCCAGAAAGACACGCGGCGCGGACATCAAGGCGTCCTCAGCCCACCCGCATTCAATGCCACGGTCTCTAACAGCTCATCATTGACCACTTCGAGTTGAATCTCCCCCGAGCCTTCCACAAACGCCGTCGTCGCCGAGGCGGTGAGCGTAATCTTGCCGGTCGCCGTAAAGGCATTGTTCGCGGTAATCGCTGTTGCGGCCAGCTCTTTATCCCGCGTATTGGCCGCGGCTGTGGTGAGGGCCAGCACGCCACCCGTGACGTTGGTGCCATCAATCGACGGCGTAATGGTCGAGAGCTTGGACGCCGTACTCGCCGGCGTGTGCGTCACCCAGGTGACTTTCGTGAGCCGCCCTTTATACCCGGGCGTCCAGTGAAACTGCGCCGCATCCGTGAGCGTCGAGAGCGTCACGGCAAACGTTTTTTGCTGTTTCGCAATACCACTCCGCGCCAGCCACGTCGCAATGCTCAGATTGGATGTGTTGGTATTCAGTGTACCCGGCATCTATCGTCGTCCTCCTGTACGCGGCGCCGACTCGGGGTCAGGGGCCGCTTCTGCGGGTGCGGGGAGACGCGCAGTGAGCGCGTCGAGACGCTCCTGGAGGATGGCCAGCTCCTGGGCCGTCTCCTGGGCCAACGCTTCCAGACGGCTTTCCAGGACGGCGACGCGGTCATCGAGTGCCTGGACGGCCGGCCCGGTTGATGGCGGTGCCACAGGGACCGGCGGCAGCACCAGCGCATCTTGCAGCACTTGTTGATCCGTATTGGGCGCCGTAATGACGCCAAAAATGGCCGGGCTATCGACCCACCCACCCTGCGCCATCAAGCTGTCATAGACCTCCTGGCTTTCCACCAGGACGCCTCGGGGGCGACTCGGATGGTACAGCCAGGTCGGTTGAAAGATCTCAAACACTTCAGCCACAACAGTCTCCTAGGACGGCACACGCGCCGCCCACAGGGGACGCGGCACCGCCACGCCAAAGAGCACATCGCAGCGCGTCCCGTGGGTATCCGTGCCCCAGTTACTATCCTTCCAGAGGCGGAAGGAAATCCCCAGTTGCTCATCGTTCACCCGGTAGGCAATGCCACTATGCGGCAGTTCCAGATCGGCAAACGCCACCGTACAAAACTTCGGATAGAAACACAGGTTTTGCGGACTCGCCACACTCGCCGCCCCTAACATCGTGATCGGCGCATCATTGGCCGGGGAGGCCGAGACGGTTTGAAACTGCGTCGGATTGCCACTGGCATCCGGCGGCGTGATCGGCGGATAGATCGGAATGGTCATGTTGCCCGAGCCATCAGCCGTCTTATCTTCCGTCACGACAAATTGCCGCAGTTGGCCGGTCGAGCGGCGCGACATCGGGTTAATCTGATAGACGCCCGCAATCGTGAAGACATCCCCTTTTTTCACCGCCCCTGTCGTGGCGGTCCACCCCTCGGTCATCAGGCTGGAGCCCGATTGCCCGGCGGTATTCACCTGGGGGGTGCCCCCAAACACGCCATTGGTATGCGTCGGCATATTCTGGTCCGTGTCCCAATCAAACCCCAGGGCCGTGCCCATTTCCCCGCGTCGGTACTGTTCGCCCACCAGTTTTTGGTGATTAAACAACCCCTGGAGCGTCTTGACCATGCTCGCTTCGGAGAGGTTGGTGAGCAGGGCTTGCCAGGTTTCATCCCGGGGCGTGCTTTCATTCGCCATCAGGGCCTTGGCATCGAGAAAGAGTTGGGAATCATTGGGGCGGGTGCCAGGAGCCCCGGTCGCATTGGGGATCTGGTCAATCACCAGCGACAGGACCACCCGGTCGACCTCGTTCGCCAGTTGATCCATCGCGGGCGCCAGGATACGGTTATCGAAATCGTCAATATCCAGGGTCAAATCCTGCGACGTGTAGTTGAGGGCGATATCTTTGTACTGGTCGAGCGTCAAGGGCACGCTGGTCTCGATGATATCTTGGATCTGGGCAACCGGCCCATCGGTCACGATATAGCGCGGTGGCATCCGAATAAACACGATGTTCCCCCGTTTGGCGCCCTGCTGGGCAAACATCGAGGAATACTGCCGGTCGATCATGCGCACAAAGCGCAGACTATTGTAAAAGCGATAGGCCGCCCGGTAGGTGATATCCGCCGGGCTGAGCAGCACATTACCAGCCATGGAGTCGGTATCCTTTCAGACGACGCTCCTTAGCGTGTACGGGCCTGGTTGACCGCCCGTACATAATCCCGAAAACTGCCCTGCCGCTCCACAATGTCGCCAGGGGCTGTCCCCATCGGGGTCTGCAGCCCGCCCCCACCGTTGAGCGGGTGGACCGGCGGCGGCAACGGGGCGCGGGGCGGGCTCGGCGGGGAAGGCCGTCGGCCCGGAGGCGACGGCGGGGGCGCGCCCAACTGCGCTTCCAGGCTCTGGAGATAGCGCAGGGCGCCGTCCGGCGTGCGGTCCTGTAATTCCTGCATCACCAGCGGATGGAGCCCAACATGACGCAAGAGGGCTGCGCCATGGGGACTCTGCGCCACATGCTGTTTGAGCACCCCGTAAAGCTCTTGTCCCGTCAGTGCGGCATCCAGGATCGCTAAGGCATCGTCAAAATCGTCAAAGGTGGTGCGGCCTTCATGGAGCTTCAGGCTCAGATGCGCTTGCACCCGCTGCACCTGGCGCTCTTGCTCCTGCCGATCACGGGCTTGAAGGCGCTGTTCAATGAGTTGCGTGGCTTCTTCGGCAGCCATCGCCCGCCAGTACCGCTCGACATCGCGACTAAATGCCTGCATGTCGCTATAGTCCTCTTGCCTGGGCGGTCGGAGCGGACTGGGGGAGGGCTGCGGAGAGGTCGGGGCCGGATCCGGCTGGCCTGCAGTCCGCTGGGCCTGCTGGGTAAAGTACGCCAGTTGCGCTTGCAACTGGGATACCTGGTCCCGCAAGGATTGGTTTTCGCGAATGGTCCGGGCCACAAACGGGCGATCCCGCCGGGGTTGTGGATCGGCCAGGGCGGCTTCTTCGGTGTCAGGGGCTGACGGCGTGGCGCCTGGCTCAGCGGGGGACGGCGCAGGCTCACCGGCTGCGTCGGGGAGAGGCGTCTCAGGGGCCTCTCCTGGGGGTGCGGGCTCTGCCGGGGTGCCTGGCGGGCGTGTCCCGTCATAGGAGACGGTATGCACGCCTT